GGTATTACACCGGGAGCTAATACGGTGGGTACACAGACTGATACAAAACAACCCGGACTATTTGATTATTTGACATTAGCAACTACTGCTTACACAGGTCAACCCTCATAGGAGATTAATATGGCACTAGGATTAGGACAAATGTTAGGCATGGGATTGTTGAGTCAGTTTATGGGTGGCTTTGGAAATAATGAAAAGAAAAAGCAATTAGGTGGACAGCAAATGAGAGCAGGAGCTGGTGGACAACAGGGAGTCATGGATATAGCAAAGCTACAAGCTCAACAACAGCAACAAGGACAGGTGGCTAACAACCAACAAGGTTTTATGGGTGGTTTAAGTGGCATAAGCAACTCTATGTTCAGAGGAATGAGTCCAGAACAAGTGGCACGGTTGGGTATGGGTTTCAATGCAATGACATTAAATCCTAATGCTGGATTACAAACTGCTTTCCAAAGCACAATAGACAATGCAAGAAAGAAGACTAATCGTAATGCAACAGTAGAAGCTCTTATTAAGATGGGTAAGCCTAATCTAGCTAATTTAGTACAGACAGGTGCAATGCCAGTTGCAACTGCAATGCAATTAGCATTTAAAGAAACTACAGGTGATTCTAAAGGTACTATTGCATGGATGGAAACATTCAGAGGTAAAGGTACTTCTGAACAAGATTCAAAAATAGATTCGTACAGAGCATTAGTAGAAGCTTCTGAAGGTGATGCAGTAGCTGTTCGTAACGCTGTCACAATGTTTTCAAATGACTTTAATGTAGGTGTTAAAGACCTTAAAGATACTACAAGTGGAATACAGATACAGCAAAAAGATGGTATGGTAATGGGTAAAGAACTGAAAGAAGGTCAAAAATACACTATAGTTACAGACGAGTTTGGTGAACAAACACTTAACGTTATTGAAGGTGCTTTTGGTGAATCAGAAGCACAACAATATACAAGAGAATTAGAACAACAACTAGACACAGCAGACCAAAAATTAGCAGTTGATAGGTCGAATGAAGCATACCTAAGTGGAATGAGTGCAATAGATTCAGTACAAAAATATCAACACGTTCAAAGTATTCTAAAAAATCCTGATGGCACTTTTAATGAAGATGCTATTTCAGGATGGATAACAAATAGGCTTCCTAGTTTTACTGCTGACCAAGCAATTATTAAAGCGACAGCTAACCTAATGGGTATTGATGTTATCAACATGGCTACGTTTGGTGCGTTATCTGAGCGTGAAATGCAAATGGCAATGCAGACCAACCTAGATACTAACTTACCTCCTGAAGAATTGTATAAGCAAATTGTAGGAATGGTTGAGGCAAGACAAAAACTAGCTCAAGCTATGCTTACAAGAGCACAAAGAATTTCTGAATTAGGCTCATTTAAAGCCTATAAAGCAGAACAGATAGTAGAGAGAAAAGGACATTTAGCAACAAGATATAAAGTCATGCCTTCTGAAGTTCAACAGGCTATTATGGTTGGAAAGTATAAATCAGATACAAGAAACCATCCTGATATTACTTTTGAAACATGGGATGCAAACAACGAAATGACAGGATATGAGGTTTGGTCATACTTTAACTTTAATGATAGAGCAAGGTTTATTGCTAATATGGAAGGTATGACAGGTAAAAAATTCTTAGAAATAATGGGTCATACTGACTTTGCAAGTCAATGGTGGATGAATAACGAGGGGAATATGTAGTGGCTGACACAAGAACAGACGAAGAACTATTTGGTGATGTTTTTACACCTACAAATGTTGTTGTTGACTCTGCTGCTGTAGAATCGGGTTCATCAGCACAAAATGTTCAAATGATGCAAGATTTATTGCCTCAAGTATCACTAGAGGATACTGGTGTAGTACAAGCGGACAGTCAAAAATTCAGGTCATTTGCAGGTGGAGTCACGTTTCAATTTTGGGATGAGTTAGAAGCTTATGCAAGGTCTTTAATAGATGATAATGTTTCATACGAACAAGCCAAGTCTGAAATAAACAAAAAAGTAGCCGCTTATGCAAAACAAAACCCTAAAGAAGCATTTGGTATGGAACTAGCTGGTGCGTTTTTACCAACTTTGGCTAGTGTATTTGGAACTCCTGCGGCTATGACAGCTTCATTTGCAAATATTTTTAGGCTTAGTCGTTCTATATTCCAATCAGGTAGCACATCAGGTAAATTGTCTATTGCACAAAGTATGAACAGGGCAGGAACAGGTGCAGGTGTTTATTCAGTAGGTGCAAGTGAAGATAAGAATGTTTATGATTTTGCTACAGGATATATTATAGGTGCACCAATAGCAGGAGCATTTGTTTTAGGTGGTAACGTTGTTACAGGCATAGCAACTTATGTCAGCCATTTAGGAAAACGTATGTTTGGTGACGCAGCAAGTTTAGCAGTTCGTAAAGAATTAGCCAAGCTAATGGAACAGACAGGCAAGACTGAAGACCAAGTTGTAGTAGATTTAATGAATGGTCGCTTAATGACAGAAAACCAAACTCTAGTTGAATTAATAAAACAAACTGTTAAAGGCAAGGGTGAAGCAGTAGATATTTTAGAAGACATTGCAAAAACTAGACCGAAAATAACTAAGACAAATGTTATTGATGAAATGCAAAGTGCCACAACAGGAACTAATTCTGATGCAAACCTAACTAAGATATGGAGACAAAACCAAACTGAAATTAGAAAGAAAGAAAAAGAACTATACGACACAGTCTTTGGCAAGAAAGGTGGCAACCCTAATCTAGTTAAAGGAGGAGATAACGGAATTGTCAATGATTTATTAAGTGCTGCTCAGATGAAAGGTACAGGTGTGTTCGATGAACTAGAAAAAATATACAGTTCATCAGGTCACTTAGTTCCGTTATTTGCAAGAGATTCAAATGGTGCTATAAGATTGCTTAGACAGCCTTCTTTAGAAGATGCTGAAGTTGTAAGAAGAACACTAGCAGAAGTTGCCTATGACTTAAATAAATCAGGCAAAGGTCAAGCAGGTGGAAATATTCAAGCATTGGCTGAAAGCCTTAGAACAAAACTTGATGGTATGGGTGAAATAGGTGCTTCTTTAAAATCAGTTAGAGAACAAGCAAAAATAGTAAGAAAAGGTAGAGAGGCTTATGACTATGGATTAGGTTTACTTAATGCTAAAAAAGGTAACTCTGCTGAAGATGTGCAATTATTTATTAATGACTTTGGTGATGTTCCGGGAGTTATGAACGCACTACGCATTGGTATTACACAAGCACTTAAAAACAAAAAAGGTTATCAATCTATAAAAGAGATGGCTAATCCTGAAATGCCACTACATGACATAATGAATCAAGTATTACCTAAAGAACAATTAGCTGAGATTATGGCTAAAATGAATGTAGCAAGTAATGCCGCAAAAGTTAGTCCAACCCTACAAGGAGCATTTGGTTCTCAGACTGCTGATAAAATACAAATGTCAAGAATAGCAGGTGCATCAGGTGGTAGAGAGGGTGGTATGATAGTTGCAGTTGTCGATGGTGCTATCCAATATATGAAAAGGACTATGGGTTTGTCACACAAACATGCTAAAGAATATGCAGAAATCATAACTACATCGCCTGAGAATTATAAACTACTAGAAAAAGCATTGATAGATGATAGCTCAATGGGAACATTTATGAAGGTGTTAGATTCATTAATTACTGGTTCGTCCAAAACTTATGGTGAAGTACGAGCTAAAACTGGTGCAGCAGAGATTAATGAAATGTTTGACCCCGGAGCAGCATCAGGTGTAGAAGGTTTAATGAGTTTAGCAGGTAGAAAAGTATTTCCTTTGATAACTGGATTCAAGGAGTAATTAATGGAAAAACTTAAAGCGATGACAGAAGACCAAATTCAAGAGATAGCAAGTGATGCTGTACAAGGAGCTGTCAACTTCGTAGAATCAGAAATAGCATCTGAAAGAATCAAATCACAGCGATATTTCGAGGGAGAGGTCGATATTGGCGAAGAAGATGGACGTTCTAAGATAGTTTCTACTAAAGTAAGGGATACCATAAGGGCAATAAAGCCTAGTTTGATGCGTGTTTTCCTCTCTTCAGAGAATCCTGTGGAGTACATTCCAACCTCCCAAGAGGACGTTAAGATGGCAGAACAGGCTACCAAATACGCTCATTGGAGGTTCACAGAACTCAATGGTTATAGGTTATTGAACGATGTCATACACGATGCACTTGTCAAAAAGACAGGTATTCTGAAAATTTGGTGGGAAGACAATACAGAGGCAGAAATACATTCTTTCTCAAATGTTACGGATGAGGAGATGTTCGCAATCGTCAATGAACCTGACGTAGAAGTCTTGGAACATTCGACTGAAATAGTAGGGGTAGAACAAGACGAGATGGGTCTTGAGATGGAACGCTCTGAACACTCATTGAAGATAAGCTACAAAACAGAGAGTGGTGAACTGAAAATTGAAGCACTCCCTCCTGAAGAGTTTGTAGTGGATAGAAATGCCAAAAGCGTTGAAGATGCGTATGTAGTTGCACACAGAACAGAAATGCGAGTTTCCGACCTCGTGGAAATGGGATACGATTTTGATGAAATATCAGAACTCTCTGGACTCACCTCTGACGATTCATTCAGCGATGAAGAGGATTTTGAACGTAGAGGTTATGAACAGGATGATGAAGAATCTTCAGATGTTAGTATGAAGAAAGTACAAGTTACAGAAGCCTATATGAAAATGGATAAGGAAGGAACTGGTATTGCAACCATGTACAGGGTACTTCTCGCAGGTGGAGAGGATAAGCTCTTAGAGTGTGAGCCTTGGGGAGATGTACCATTTGCAATTTTTGAAATCGACCCTGAGCCACATACATTCTTTGGCAGAAGTGTTGCAGACCTTATTATGAACGACCAAGACTCCTCAACTGCGATGTTAAGAGGGTTGATGGATAATGTCGCTTTGACAAATTCGCCAAGACAAGGCTATGTTCAGGGTCAGGTCAATGTAGACGATTTAATGAACAATGAGATTGGTGGACTCGTAAGACTGAAGTCTCCAGCAGCTCTTGTAGATATAGCAACTCCATTCGTTGCTGGTCAGGTACTTGATGCAATTCAATATATGGATGCAACTGTTGAAACTAAAACTGGTGTCAGCAGAGCCTCTATGGGATTAGACCCTGACGCATTACAGAACACTTCAGCAACAGCCGCTAGATTACAAGCACAACAAGGAGCAGGTCAAATAGAGGTTATGGCACGAAATCTTGCAGAGGGAGGTATGAAACGTCTATTCAAACTGATGTTGAAACTATGTGTAGAGAATAGCAATGAAGAAGCAATGATGAGGATGCATGGAGAGTTTATTCCTATAGACCCACGTTCATGGAACTCAGAGATGGACGTTACCATCAATGTTGGACTCGGAACAGGTAGAGAGGAGCAAAAACAAGCTGCACTTGGACAAGCATTACAGATGCAAATGCAGGTATGGTCAAATTATGGAGCTTCCAATGGTCTAGTGACGATGACAGGAATCAGGAACACTCTTGGAGATATGTTGGCTTTGAATGGTATCAGAAATATCGACAGATACTTCAATCCAATGACACCTGAGCAAGAACAGATACTTATACAACAACAACAAATGATGGCACAACAGAATCCACAACTGTCAGATGGTGAAGCACTTGTACAGGCAGAACAATATAAAGCTGATAAGAAGGCTGAGATGGATATGCTTAAAGCACAGATTGATGCACAGAAGG